ATCTTTATATGCTTCGGAGTAAACGTACTCTCAATAAATTCATAAGACGATTTAGTTATATCTAGAATGTAATATCCTTTGCGTTGATAACTATCACCAAAATCCATTTCAAAAGGATTACCAACATACACTATAGTACTATTACTATACTTTTTTTCATCTCTTAAATGAAAATGTCCAGAAAAGATTAATGGTGCTTTAGATAATAAGATACTTGGATCGTCGCCATGCTCACATATCTTAAAAGCATTCATCTTAAAGTTTTGTAGCTCAAAATGACCAAATATAATATCAGTATTAGGTATTGTGTCTATCTTAGTACCCCAGGGACAAAACGTTAATCTCTTATTAAATGCTTCAATCTCATGTATTGTATCATATACAAATACGTTTTTACGGCCTTTTAAAATGGATAAGCTATTAATCTCAGAGGTTTCTTTATAATAACAGTCATGATTACCTGTAATCATATGAACCTTAAAATCCTTTAGTATATCAAGTGCCTGATTAGCAGCATTGAGAGATACTAAACTAATTTCATCCCGGTAATGAAAAAAGTCTCCACAAAATATAACGTCAGTTATACCTTTATCAGTTAGATCTTTTTTAAACCAGTTTATCCATTCAATCGATACATCAATCCAAAAACTCGAGTTTTGGTGAATACCAATATGAATATCTGTAAATATCGCTACCTTATTATTCATTATTTGAGCTCACGGAGTCATCACTATCATCTCCTGATTCGTAGCTATCTGGTTTAACATATATATTATGTTCAGAACTAGCTGCCATCTCTTGTTCATAAAATCTACTTCTATATTCATTTAATGCTTCAGTATGTTTCTTTTCCTTTTTAATTCTATTAATAAAGGCATGAAAAGCAATTGTAGTAAAATATGAGAAAGGATTATATTCAGAAGTAACATCAAACTTATGATTCTTTACTGCTGTAAACATTTTTACAATAGCATCTCCAATCATTTCATCTTTATAAGTGTAGTTAATAAAATTAGATGAATAACTAAGACCGTAAGCTATCTTGCTTACTGATTCTGCAATAGCAGATTCATTTATATTCTTACTATAGTAATCAACAAGTTGTTGTTTAAAGACAACCGGGTCAATATAATATTCTGTCTTTTTAGGTTTAGGACCTCGTTTAGCCATATATTAATTGTAGTTTATAACTGTTACTTTTCAACCAGTTCTCCAATTTTATACTGTATTTTTTCTTGTGTATATATTTCTTGGCGTCTTGTTGCATGAGCTGAACTATATTTAATATTGTCGGCTAAATCTATAATTATAAGTTTTTCTTTATTTGGATTTAATCTTAACCCTCTACCTATTGATTGAATGGTACGTATAAAGCTCTTACCGCCAGATGCAAATACAATCATATGAAGGTTTCTAATATTTACGCCAGTTGAAAATATAGCGCTAATAGCTATACAAACAACATTATTATTATCTTCCATCTCTTTAATAACTCTAGCCCGTTCCTCAACCTCAACTTCACCTCTTATAAAATACACTTTACGGTTAGGTTGTTCTGAAGTAAGATGCTTATATAGAGCCTCTCCGTGAACTATATGATTAACGAGTATTAATACGTTACTTGCACATTTCTCACTAACAGCTTTAATTACATCATTCCTGTATTTGTTACTATAAATGAAGTCTAATTCATTACGAAACTTATTTGTATTAGGTAAATGCTGAACTTTATTAATGTAATTAATTTTTAATATTTTAATCTCAGCATTAGTTAAATAGCTCTCAACCCGTAAATCGTAGCTATTCTTTTCATAAAAAACACTACCAAGTTTACCTAAGATATTCCATTCATCAACTTTAGTATCAGGTAACGTACCAGTTAAACCAAACTTATTAACTGTCTTTACTGCACTAATTATCTTACAAATTTTATTACCTTTCTTTAACTTATGACACTCATCAACAACTAAAACATCAACGTCTTTTATCCATTCATTTTCATCAAACCTACTTTGTAGTACACCCATATTAGCAATTATAACATTACTAGTTAAGTCTGGATCTATACTGCCCGTCCATCTTGTTGCTTTAAACAAAACACTATATTGTAAAAAATCGTTATATGTTTGATCAACAAGAGTTAAGTCTGGTACAACTAATAAACATTTTAACTTACTTTTCTTACTAATGAATATCGATGATAATAAAGATGCTATAGTTAATGTCTTACCACCACCAGTACCAAGCTTTATAATACCTCTACCAAATGATATGGCTTGTGTTATAATATCTAATTGATAATCTCTTAGTTTTAACTCTAAGTTATCATATACTACGCAATTAGGTATGCCTGGCTTAACTATCTCTTTTATTTTATCATCAACGTTTACTTCAACGTTTGGATATACATTTTTAATGTATCTTAAAAACTCATAAAATAATCCTGGTTCAAAGAGACCTGTTGGAGTAATACAATAAGTTCTATCTGCTATAAATCCTCTACCTCTAAATCTTTTCATAAAGAATGCATTTTCATTCTTTACACTAAAGTACTCCCGTATCTCTTCGAAGTGGTCTCCGGTAATACGACATAATCGTCTGTTAGGAAAATATTCGAATTGTATCATTACAGTTGTTCTAACTTCATTATTTCTATTATGTTCTTTATATCGTATGTGAGAGATGAAAATATCTTCTCAGTTTTTTCTAGAAATTCTATTATAAGCTTCTCTTCGTTAATTTTAACTTGTATCTCTCTAATCATTCCACTATCATCAGATGTTTTATCAACAGTATACGTAGAGAGCTTAACTGGAGATTGATCATGAATCTGGTCCATGATTTGTTTCTTAAGATCTAATTTTTTATTTTCGAGAGATTGTAAGTTTCGCTTGTGACTTATAAGTCTGCTTACCCAGAAGTGTTTTCGGCCTGGAGATTTGAGCGAAGCTTCTTTAATATTGAATTGATCAATCTTCAGATCTTCTTCTATCTCGGTTATATATCTTTCCAACATCTCCATCAAACGATTATAAATATATAATATCAGAAATCAACATGTCAACCTATAAAAAATATTTTAATAAAGCTTTAACTGAAAGTGGTCCGGATTACATAGCCTCAGTACCTAATACAGCTGGTCAAGGTGGCGCTGTTGGCAATGCCCCTTCAATGTATGCTGGAGGCACAGCTTCAGGTACACCTGGCACTGATACATACGCTACCGGTGATTTTCGTAACCCGTTCGGTATGGGTGTACGTAGAAGACGCAAACCTAAAAAACGTAAGAAGAAGAAATGATAGACTTAGGCCATTGGATAACAAGCTTAGTTATAACCCCAGATGCATCTCCATATGGCTTTATATATGTTATAACTAACTTAATTGATAATAAGAGATATTTTGGTAAAAAGCAAATTAAAACAATTAAGAAGTTAAAGCCTTTAAAAGGTAAGAAGAATAAAAGACATTTTGATGCTGAAACAGACTGGAAGACGTATATGTCTTCTTCAAATGAATTAAATGAAGATATTGTTAAATTAGGAAAGGATAATTTTAAGTTTGAAATAATTAGATTTTGTGATAGTAAGTTTGAGTTAGCATATTTTGAAGCAAAGATACAATTTGATAATGAAGTATTGTTAAAAGATGGCTTTTATAATGGTATTATAAATTGTAGAATTGGAAGAGCTCCTAGATCTTTACTGGAAAAGTTATAACATATAAACATGTTACTAATTGAGATACCACAAAAAAACCTTACACTTATTAATTTTAATACTCATTTAGAGAGTATTAGTAAGGTTATAAACATAGATTTACGTAAGTATAACCTTGCAGATGAAAAAATTACTAATAAGGATGTAAAAAGAATAATATACCATTATATAACTTATAACGTAATAGAGTTAGTATTAAAGCAATATAATAACCAGCCAGTTATAGTGTTTAATCTTAAAGATACTAATGAATATACGTCTATAGTCATTAAGTTGTTATCAAAATTTATTACCATGTTGCCGGTAAATATATGTATTATTGACTATAATATATTTGAAGTTACGCAGAAGAGAACAAAGCTTACTACAGAGCTAGAAGATATGACCGATACTATTGCTCAACAAAGAAAAAATATACAACGTAAAGAATTTACATTACAAAAAATAAAGAATTTTGCGGTTCGTCATGATTTAATGTTTCTCAGTAATAACTATCTTAACCGATTAAAAACTAAACATATCATGTTTTAATAAATAATAACATGGACAATTATACTATGAACGTTAATAAACTGTTAAAATCGGTTTTACCAGGAATTAATGAAGGATATGGTCATGAAACACCTGATAATGTATCTGCTGATCAAAATAGAGCAATAGATGCATTAGCTCAACTTGGATATACGTTTAACAGTTGGTTAACATCAAGTAATCCAGAACAGGAAGGAAAGAGTATGGCAGCAGCTATGATGTCTAAAGGAGAGGGTGATGCTACAGTTTCCGTAGAAATTGGAACAGATGGTAGTGTTAATGATGAACCATTAGATGAATGGATTGAAAAATATTTTGTTAAAAATTCAAATGAAGAAGCAGCTGAAGATAAATTAGACCCAGAATTAAAAAAAATAGGATTTGATAAAGAAACTATAGGTGCTGTTAGTGTAGCGCAAAAATTAGCTACTCAACCTGGCAGACTTAATTTACCAGTTGTCGGTGCACAAAGTACCATGAACGCTGCATATGGAGCTTTTATGAAAAAAATTGCAGCTAAAATTAAAGCTATATCAAATAAGATGTAATAATATGAAAAACTTTTTAAACATAATTAATGCATATCAGAAGAAACTTATTATAGAAGCAGATGCTCCTCCTCCTCCAGATGCAGCGCCTACTGATGAAGCAACTCCAGACACAGCACCTACACCTGCTGCTGAACCGCCTAAAGAAGAAGAAAAGGTAGATGTACCAGCTGCTGTAGTTACATTATCCAGAATGCTTAAATCGGCTATACTAATGAATATTAGTCCTGAAGATGAAGACTATATTAGAAAATTGCCAGAAATTAACCAAAAAAATGCAACTGAAGTAGTCGATAAAATTATTCCAATCATGACAAAATATGCTCCATTAGATATTAAAACTAATGCTGGTGTTATTGATGTACCATAATTGAAATGTATAAATCGTTACATAGTATATATTTAGAACATGTTCAAAAGTCTGGAATACGCGCACCTTGGTTAAGTATTATATCAGAAGCTGATGTAGAACAAGTACAACCAGAAGCGGTACCAGCTAAAGCTGTAAAACCTAAGAAAGCTTCTGCTCCTATTAAATCATACGATGCTGTTTGCCAAACTGTTATCGATAGTAATCCTGAATTAGTAAAATTAGCTGACAGATGGACCGCATCAGAAATTAAGTTACTACCAGCAACGTCTACAATTAATTCTATTCCAGCAACATTTCAACCGTTATGGAAAGCATTATATGAAGTAACACCACCTAAAGTTGGACAAGAAGAAGGTGGTACAAAAGGGTCAGGTAACGGGGAAGTAGCTTTATATTGGTTTTTAAAACAAACCAATCCAACATTACAAGATAATAGATTAGCTGGGGTTGGGTCTGCTGATTTAATTATTACAGCTACAGAAACTGGTATAGAAGTAAAAGCATACCCAACAACAGAAGGGTGGTTAAAAATAGGCAAGTTTTCTAAAAACGTTACTGAAGATCAAAAGATGAATAACATGTGTTTAGATACCATATTTGGTTTAGATACTCTTTTAAGATCAGGTAAATCATCAAGCAACGAACCTACAGTTGATAATGTAAAGGCTGGTAACATATTAACGTTTAATAAGACTAATCTCAAGAAAGCATGCATAAGTTTATTAAGAGTTGCAAGTTTAGTAACAGATCCAGTTTTAGCTAATTATGAATTTTTTAAAATTATTGAGTCAAAAATTAAACAAGTTGCTGATTACCTACAATTACCAAGTGTAAAAGGATTAGATGAAGATTCGAGTATGTTAGCTAACAGTTTAATGTATAAATTACTAACTACAAAACTTAAAAATAAGCCTGGTGATGGAGGATTTATTGTTAATGTAGATAAGTTAGGTAACATTGAATGGCTTAAAGTAGATTTTGCAAACATAGAAGAAAAGTTTAAGAAAATTGATAATGAATATGTAAAAGTAAACACTGGGGAATTATTTTTCTATAAGGAATTACTTAAATGAGTTTATATAAAAACCGGTTTTTAACAGAGGGTGCTAAGCATATGTACCATCCATACGATTTACCAGAAGTAAAGAACGGCAATGATCTATTAGAAATATTTAAAAAAACAGTATACTTTCTTCAAGGTAAAAATGCGCCTTTAAAGATAGACGGCATTAATGTTAATCCAAGACTAGTAACTAATGAAGATGGTAATAAAGAGTTTGCATTATATTCTGGTTCGATCGCAGATGCTGAAACGAGTATAACAAAAAAAAGATTAAGGGCCAGATTTGAAAAGAATATAGGCAGAGCTGAAAAGGGTGAAGTAATACTAGACATTTTTAATGAATCTATAAAGACAAGTGAACCATTACTTAAAAAATTAGGGTTATGGAATGATCCTAATATTGTACTATTCAGTGATTATGTTTCAACAGGTAAAACAAATGTTGTTCAATATGACAAGCAGTATATTGCAATACATTTGTTAATGAAGATAGTAAAAAAGCCGCAATCTAAAGCATATACACTTGATGAGGTAGAATATAATAATAATGCTTTATTAGAGTATATTAAAATACTAAATACAATATCTACAAAATATAACATTGAAGTATTTCATCAAAAAGTAGCTGACTTAACCGGTACACCAGACTTTAATAGAGTATTACAACAGCCATTTAAGATTAATGAAGAAACTAAACCTTTAGGAGTTTGGTTACAACAAGCTAATCAACCTATTGGTAAGAAGATAGTTACAAAGAGTTATATTGATCCCCGTACAGGAGTTAATAAGCCTGCTAAAACAATTGAAGGTAATAACCAGGCATTATATTTAGACTTTTTAAATTATAACAATGATTTAACAGCTTTAGTAGAGCCTCAAAGCATGGATACTGCAACTGATGATATTATATTTTGGCATGCAGATAGATTGTTAGGTAAAGCAATATTAGATGTTATGAGCTCAGAATTAGGTTCTGCAGCAACACAAGAAGGGGTAGTTATAAACGACAAAAATATATCTTCTTATATGTTTAAAATTACCGGCGATTTCTTTATAAGAAATTCTACTGGAGGAGCTTTTAGAAAAATTCCAACTGCAGCACCTGCAAAGAAAGAAGAAAGTGATGAAAATCAGCTTAATACAGATGATATAATGTCAAGTCCTTACAAGAGAAGTCCTTATTTACACCCACCGTATTTCGGAATGGGAGAAGGACAACGATTAACTAGCAAACCATCTACATTTCAAGAAATGGTTGATATGGTAGTAGGTAAAGAACGTGGTAACCAAAGAAAAGTTATTGTTGTTTATCCAGGACGTTTCCAACCTTTTCATATAGGGCATGCGCAAGTTTATAATAAATTAAGACAAGAGTTTCCTCAAGCATCAGTGTTTATAGCAACATCAGACAAAACAGATAATGAAAAATCTCCATTCAATTTTGAAGAAAAACAACAATTAATTTTATCAAGCGGTATTGACCCAACAATGGTTGTTAAAGTAGCTAACCCATATGTTGCAAACGAAATTATACAAAAATATAGTAAAGATAATACAATATTAATATTTGCAATTGGTCAAAAAGATATGTCTGGTCCAGATGCTAGATTTAAGTTTGGTGTAAAAAAAGACGGATCACCATCTTATTTCCAAAAATTTGAATCATTAGATAAATGTGATACTTTATCAGAGCATGGTTATATTATGGCAGCCCCTACAGTTAATTTTAAGGTAGGTGGAGATAATGTTCAAGGCGCAACTCAAATAAGACAAAAGTATAAAGCCGGTAATGATGCTCAAAGAAAGCAAATTATAACAGACCTATATGGTAAGTTTATACCTAATGTATATGAATTGTTTAATCAAAAACTAACGTAATTACCAATTCTTACAAGAAAAATACTTGGCGGTACCTGGCTTAGCAGTTGAACATTTATGACGAGCTCTAAAGGATTTACGACGTTTAGGATTAGACTTCTTAATTCGTAAATTAGGATCACCATAATGAACTCTCTTTAACTTACCATTTACACGTGCACATCGCATGTATTTTTTATCAGATCTTGTAGAAGAAGATTGCCCAGTTACTTTTGTACATCTAGCTCCCTTCTTTTCAAATAACGGTATAGTTAACTGATTTAGCAACTGATCAACAAGACTGTTAAAATTCATAACAATATTTATAAATATTAATATGAGAATACCTGGTAATGATCAAAAAGAACTTTTTAGCAGATACTTAAACTTAACTGAAAGCAGTGTTGCTAATACCGGTTCAGATACTCCATCGAAGATGACTGTCGATGCTCCAGGTAGTAGAGCATCTGGTGGTGCTAATGTTCAAAAAGGTAGATACCCAGGTCATATATCAACAACTACTATAACCGGGCCAGATGGTGGGGCTGGTGGTTCTATACCATATGAAGGTGAAGAAGAAAGTTGCGGTCAAGAACAAGTTGAGATGGCAATGAGTCAATTACTATTAACGGCTGATAAAGCTTTACATGTATTTCAACAGCTACAACATGGCGGTAAGTTAGAAGCTTGGACTGCTGCAAAGATTACACTATGCTCAGATTACATTGAGACCGTTGCGGATTATATGCATTACAATGGTAATGATGAGGAAGTATCAGACGATAGTGCTTCAATTGTACCGATGGAAATTGAAAGCGAAGATATGATTAGACGGTAAGCTAAGCTTACTAACACGTATTAATTACGATCCTGATGATCAGGATGATCTGGAAATAATGTAAGTTGTTTAGGATCCTCTGGAGGCTGTGTTGGGGGTTCTTCGCGAGCCGATTGGTTTATTACCGGTTTAATCCAATTTATCTTAGAACTGTTTAAATACATTCTCATCCATTTTACAGCATCTAATTTGTCAGTAAATATCTTATTCCCCATTAAAAATCTCACCAAAACATACCTATCTGGAGCTTCTCCATCTGTAAATACTTTACCAGTAACGGGTTTAGGCCCGTTTTCACCAGGTATAACTGTTTCAATATAATAATATCCTTTAGAGGTTTCTATTTTTTCTTTAAAAAACTGTTTAAATGTATTCACTTATAATTATTTAGTGTGCGAGCTAGTTGATTTAAAGATTTATTAATATAATATAAATCGTATGAACGAAAATATTACATCACTATTGGCTAACTTTGCAGATTTTCAAGAGAACATCGCAAAATTTATGG